GAGTCAGATTACAAGATACTCGACTGGTTTGCGTATTCGCTTGCCAACGAAGAGAAGCGCGCAATCTTGCGTACCATTTGCAATCAGTCGTGGGGTTCTTCTATGACCACCCGCAAGATAGCAGACGCCATCGGTCTAAACACATCTGTAACCCGCAACCTCCTACAGAATCTCGCATCGGTAAACGTTCTCACCAGACGTTCCAGTTACACAATACAAGGTGATCAGGAGAAAGAGGGAGAATTGTCGTGGTCGTTCGCGGAGCCACGGTATCACAGTATCGTGCAGCGAATCGAAGGTATACAGCATTATTCATCAGACACATTCTAAATATGGCAATGGACCTTGAAGTGCAGATAAAATATATCTGCGAAGCAAAAACTATTGAAGAAGTAGAAGCATTGCGAAAACGTATTACCGCATCAAAGAAACTTTCTGAATATGAAAAGAAAGAACTTCTTATGCATTGCGATGTGCACCAAGGAAAGTTGTGGTGGGACAGTTTGCCGGAAAAAGAATTACTAGTCGAGATAAAGAAATCAAGTGATGCCTTACAAGCAAAGAAAATCCGTGGCCGAAGGCCCCTCCGCTGAGTGGTATACACCACGAAAATACGTCCCGCCCCGCGACGACGTTGAGAAGTGTCCGTGTTGCGGCAAGTATTACGGCTTTATTGCGTGCAGGATAACGAAAGCGGACAAGAGCAATGTTTGTGCATCGTGTTATGTGGGCGAACATAGGAGCGAAGAATGTACGGTATGACCGAGAACGACGTATACAAACTGAACAAGAAACCCCCCCACTTCCCAACCTCGGCGGTGGAATGGAAGCTGACGAAGTTGCCGTACATCGCATACTCACACCTCCAGCCGCACCAAATCAAATATCTCTTGCAAGTCGTTCTGTCACGCATAGACGTCCGAATAGCCGACGCCCGTACTCGCGGCGGGATCGGCGGGAAGTCTCCGTTCGATGAGATACACCTGGCGCAAGAGCGCGGCGTGGTCGCTGTCGTCTTTCATAAGAAGGGCCGGCAGAACCTAAAGCAAATCGTCTGCTACATCGACATAGAAGAATTGCTCGCCGAAGAAAAACGAACCCTTCGGAAATCCCTAACAGAAGAAAGGGCGCGGGAGATAGCATTCGTGGTGGCGACGTTAGGCGGAGAAGTTATCCCCAGGTAGCCATTGTATTATACGGAGCCGTTGTGTATACTGTAAGTATCAAAGGCGGTCGAACTTTGTCGCAATACTATTAAGTTAACACAACAAATATATGGCAAAAGTAGAATACTCACAGCCGCGCGCTACGTACTTCAATGTCCTTTCTGACGGAAAATTCCATCAGGAGGTAGCAGAGACGACGCCGGGAGCGGTACGACGCGAGTACGAGACTTCCGACGGAAAGACGGGGGTCAAATACGAATTAGTTGCCCAAAAAATCACCGGTAAAATAAAGAATTTGGCGATCTACGAAGGAGACTTCGGCAAGAACATCATCATCACGCTAGACGGCGAAGGTGAAGACGACAACGCTATCTCATTGTCCGCTAATTCCAACTTCGGCGAAGATTTCCTCAAGAAGCTCCCGAATTTGGATGTCTCAAAAGATATATGCTTCGCTCCCTACTCGTTCGAGGATGAGAAGACGAAGAAGCTCAAGAAAGGCATCTCTATCACCCAGGACGGCGAGAAGAAGCCTGATTATTACCACAAGCAGAATCCGAAGAACGACAAACAGTGGGATCCGTGTAACGGATACCCGAAGCTCCCGAAGGAAGCGTCCGGCTGGGACTCCGATGATTGGAAGTTGTACTTTGGTACGGCTCGCAAGTTTTTGCTCGAAGAGTTTAAGAAACACGAACTCTACGATAAAGCAACTCGTGCAGAGGGTTCTAACGCTCCCGAGAAGGTAGCATATCCGGAAGGCCCGGAAGAAGAGCCGGCATTCTAAGGGTTGCGTGCATACTTCGGGCCTGCCATTCCTGGGCCCGAGGATATGAAATACAACTTACCAAAAGGCTATCTGTCTTACTCTGCCATAGATTTGTGGCGGAAGGATAGGGACGGGTTCCGTCGTCGTTATTATGAGAACGAAAAGACGTTCGACAATATCTATACAATGTTCGGCCGCGAGGTACATGAGGCCATAGACCGGGAAGAAAAGTATACTTGCATACGCCTTCCAAAGGCAGAGCATAAGATACAAGTGGACATAGGCGGCGTGCAGGTTCTCGCATACATTGACACCTTCGACCCGGAGACATGTGCGTTCGGAGAATATAAATCGGGGATACGAAAGCCAGACGGAAGCCCGCGTTGGACGCAAAAAGATGTAGACAAGCACGACCAACTCCCCTTCTACTCACTACTCATACAAAAGAAATATAGTAAGAAAGTAAACAAGACCTACCTCGTGTGGCTTGAGACCGCTAAGATAGAAAATAAGACGAAGCGCGGCGGGGTCGTCTTAGACCAGGGAGACACACTGGCGCTCACCGGACACTATGAGACCTTCAACCGTAAGATATTGCAGAGAGACCGCGACCGCATCTTGCGCCAGATAAAGAAAACGGCGCGGGAAATAAGCAAAGATTATACGACTTATAAACAAGAACATGACCGAAATTAAAAACCCTGAACAATTCATCGCTCGCATGCAGGAACTCTACGCGCAGAACGTGGAGATCAGCAAACGCAAGAATGCGGACTACGGCGGTGCACGTTCTCCGTTCGCTAACTTCATGCTCGCCGAACAGCTCGGCATCCCGGCGGAGAAGGCGATACTGGTACGCATGTGCGACAAGCTCTCTCGTATAGCCACACTACTGGACGCAGAGGCGCAGGTGGAGGATGAGAAGTTAGCGGATACACTGCTCGACCTCGCAAATTACTCAATAATTCTACGAATGCTTTATGAGTCCCGACATTAAACAAGCACTGTCCGACCACTTCCGCGCCCTCGGTAAGAAGGGCGGCACATCGTGGTGGACAAATTTGAGTGAAGAAGAGAAGACGAAACGTATTGTAAAGATGGTGAAAGCACGTCAAAAGAACCGTGCAAAATAAAGGTATTTAAGAGTTATCCACAAGATAACTCTTAACCCCTTGCACAGAGCGGCTCTATGATATATACTGGTTAGTGAGGGTAGTTCGTTCACAACTGAATAACCGAGACAGATTAACCACATAAGGTATAGCTTATGATATTTTACAACAAACAGTGCGAAGGGTGCAGGGGCACGGGGCGGATGCAGGTAGCGAACGGATCGGAGGACTTTGACATCGTAGAGTGTGGGTGTAAGGAGGAAGTCGTAACGGGTCCGGAGTTGCTCGAGTTCATTGAAAACATTTATAAGACGCCTATTTTAACTTTGATCTAATATGTACAGCCCAAGAAACCTAATGCTCGATGAAGAAGGAAATCTCAAACAAGACACGTTCTATCAGAAACAGAGTTGGGCGGAGGGTATCATGACGTCGATCTTGTTTGCATTACTCGCAGGGTTAATTATGGTGGCGGCTCGCTCATCTATATGGTAGGAAAAATCATCATCCATCCAATCGGATGCGACCTGTGCAAGAAAGTTTCCAAAGATTGTGTATGCGACGCATTATTCGAGCAGGAACGCGATAACCAAAACTAATATGTTTGAAGACTACTTGAAAGATGTCCACGCAAAGAACTACACGGGAACCGACGACAATATGCCAGATGCTTTCGACAACTGGCTTTCTAATCTCGACGGTCAAGAATACATCGACTACGCCGACGAATACGCTGCGAAGGAGGTTGAGAAAGCGAAACAGTAATAAAGTATAAGCCCCCGGAATTACCCGGGGGCTTTTGTCATCAGCACTGCCATTTTATTTCACGCGTCTTGCGGTTGTAGATGCTTTCGAGTTCGTCGCCGTGCTTCCGGCAGCAACCCTCAGTGCAATACGTCTTTTGAGACTTGCCGATGTAGATGATGTCTGTCTTGCCCTCCGTGATAGGACACGCGGCGCAGAACGTAACATGCGCAGGCATTGGGGGCTTTGTAGGTGTTTTAGCTCCCCATACATAGCCGGCCAGCTGTTTCAGGTATTCCATCGTCTTTCTCCGTGCAAAGATGTTTACGCATCTCATCGAACAACTCGTTCTCGCAGTCCAGACCACAGACGAAGATGTTGACGTGGCAGGGCAGGTCTACATCATAGACCATACCCTCCTCACCGCAGACAGAACACGCATCGCGTACCCATATATGCTTCATAGCGTCTCCTATGTCGGGTCAAAAGAGTTGCGCAAGTCCCGTTCGCAGGTGTCAGAACACACCCAATACACGAACAGTTCGATGACGATGTAGCGCGTATAGTCGTGGCGTTGACCACAGACCGCGCAGATACCTACATCCTCGCGTTGCACCACCTCCACGCAGCCTTGAGTGCAGCGCAGCAGGCTCCCACGGCACGGCAGAAGATGCGCGTCTTTCTTTTTGCAGGACATTTTTGCCTCCTTTTGAAGAACAACTAATATCATTGTATAACACAAAACACCACCCGTTTCCGAGTGGTGTCAGTGGGTGTGCACAACTATCGAAGATGGTTGAAAGCATTGAGAACCGCATCACGGATGAGAGCATTAATGCTCACTTCCTCTTTGTAGTCTTTGAGCATAATCTTTTGAACACGCTTGAGTTCCTTGAGCTCCTTCTCCCCAAGGCGAACCGTCAAACGGGTCAGCTTTTCGACTTTCTTTGTTGCCATAACATTTCAATTAACTGGTAATGTCCCTACTATACACCATAAACGACACTATGGTGTCAGTTATCCACAGGTATACCCTTGTGGTGTCATCGAAGGTGGCGCATACTGGTTACTAGAGCAGGACGAGAACGAAAGTTTTTGAAAGGCGGTTGCGACGATTGGGTAGTGTTGAACATTGAAAACTGGAGTAGTAGTGAAAGAGAGGCAGAAATGCCCGGCAAAGCAAATCCCTAGAGCCAAAGCAGACTAGGCTCGTGTTGGGATGCTATTAAATCTTTTGTCTGACTCAAGCTTTTGGCGAGTTAGCGGGACACGGATAATGCATTATCCCCCGACTATAGTCTACTTAAAAGGAGCTGTAGGGGTGGTTGACTTCGAATAAAAACCACAAAAGATAGCACTATGGGTTCGATTCCCATCTACTCCAGTTTCCAATGTTCAATTCCTCCCCATACCGTAAGCGACCTGCCGACCTGTTTCTATCCCTTCCCTTCGTCCTACCAAGTTGCCCGCGTCCTTTTAAGCTGGGATTACGGCAAAGAGGTGCGACACCTTGGAGACATCCGCTTGGTAGGTCGAATGGAGGGGGAAAGTTTATCAAGAACATTTTTATGACCCAAACTCAATATCTAAAACGCAACTGGCAAACCAAATCCGACAAGCAAATCGCTGCCGTCCTTGGACTCACTGAAGGCAGTGTCCGCTGGAGACGCCGGAAGTTGGGACTCATAAAGGACGACAAGCTGGCGGGTAAATTATCAGGGAAGGCACGGTTGACGCGATAAGGTCAAGGAATTACTCAAGTCATTAAAGAACTAAATGTATGGACAAGTTGGAGCAAATTGCTAGTAAAGGCATCACAGAAGAAAATTTTTTCGAACGTGTAAAATCGGTTGCACAAACACTGAAAGGAAATCTGATAGACAGGGACACAAATTTCGGAATGAATGAGTCTTACCGAGCAGCCCTAGAAGATATGGTAGATTTGTTGTGCCCATTTACTAAAAGCATTAAGGAAGGATAGGCGTATGAAAAAAGGATTATGCAGGAAGTGTGGGAATATATGTCGGCATAGATTGGATTGGGATGCAGATGAATGTACAAACCCTCGGTGTCCCAAACGCAACCAACCTCAGAATGTTAGCTAATACCCCACCCCGCAGCATTACTAAAAAGTAATTGAAGATATTGTATGACCAACCTCGAAAAAGACTTAGCCGACGCCTTACTATCTATGTATGAGCAATACTGTCAACGTGGGCACGAATTTATGTCTGCCGGTGAGAAGGCTTCTACTTTGTTGGAACAAATTGGGTATGCAGGTTTTGATGAAGCTGGTCGAATAATAAAAATTGTATGCAAACAGTAAGCCTCGAAGTAGCAAATCTTATAGCTGGGTTGGGCGTTAAGCCAAAATACGAGACAGAACAAACAACAGAAGTCGGTGTATCGTTACCAAACTTCCAAGAACTCCTAGACATCCTGCCGCAGATTGGGGAAAAATTGGGGTGGGAACAAGAGTTCATAGACAAGAAGTTTGCAACCAACTTTGAGAAAGTTGCCGTGTATGTAGCACACCGCCTACTCGACCTCTACCTCACAGGCGGTATGGAAGCAGTGAGTACAGAGTTGTTGAAATTACTCGGTAAGAAATAAAGATATGAAAGAAAAACTATTGGAGATACTTGCAAATCCTAACGACAAAGTAATAGCGGTAGACTTAGACGGAACACTGTGTGCCGGTGAGTTTTGGGGGGAAGAAGATTGCGTGCCTATACAGAAAATGATTGATCTCGTAGCCGCGTGGTACCAAAAAGGCGCACACATAATTATCTATACCGCACGACAGCCAAAATACTTTGCAGCTACACAGGCATGGTTGATGAAAAATGGAGTTCCTTTTCATGGAATAGTCATGCAGATGAAGCCAGGGGCAGATGTATATATAGATGATAAAGCATTAAATGTATGCGATGTAATTTTAGCAGGTGTGTAGGAAGTGCCCCGCAGCATTACTAAAAGGTAATTATAAAGTGACTTATGTTTAAAGCATCTGAAGAATTTGTAGTAGGAAAGCATAATATTGGGTATGTCAGCGGTTACTTTAAGGAGATATTCGGCAATCAGTCCTTCGGGGAGATGAACAGTCCCTTTGAAAGCAAGACGCTTGAACGATCAATGAATAACTCCGAGATAATGAAAGAGTTCGATGTAGAAGAGCTAAATCTTGGTGATGTGTTGTTTGCCCTAAAGAATGATGAAATTCTGTTGAAGAATGGACACGCAAATATCTTCTATGTACGCAATGGTGGCGAGGTCTTCGCGGTGCACGTCCGCTGGGCCTCCGTCGGTCGGCGGTGGGGCGTGTATGCCGGTCGGTCGGACGACGCTCGGTGGCTCGCCGGCTGCCGGGCTTTCCCCCGCAGACTACTTGAACCTAAGGATTTGTCACTTAGTAACTTGGAAGCCCGTGTGAAGAAACTGGAAGGATTATTCGCAAAGGGAGTGTTGGAATAATATGAATCCAATCAAAAAAGCCGTGGAGGAGGAATTACCAAATATCTTACTACCTTGGACAAGTAAGGATGGAGAAAAACAGGACCCTATCGCAGATGTTTATCCAAATAAGTACAAGAACATCCAAGCTAACATAAAATAATATGGAAACAGCACGATTGAGAGAAAAAATAATCGAAATCACTCAAGGCGATATGGAACAAGATAGAATACGTGCCATCATTGAAACTGTCATCACAGAGATACAGAGAATGGAGACCCGGTGTCCTGAATACGAAAACAATGACTACGACTCCGGTGCATTTGATTTCCGGGCGAAAGTATTAAAAATGTTGGATTCTAGCTTAGAATAATATGCAAGACCCCACATTCTCCCTCCGGGGAGCCATCGTAAAGCAGGTAGAGAAAGAAGATTTATTGGAGTGGGCAGAGAGTCCGTATCAGGGACAGTTGTGCGAAGACAGGGGCATCACATTACCAAAGGGTTCGATAACGTTCGGAGCAATCCTACCCTAATATGAAACTAGATATCCTCATAAAAAATCTAGTACCAAAGTTCGACTCCATACGATATGTCGCGTGGAACAAGACTTACTACGCATTCGGAGTGGACGAGAAAGGTTCGTATACTTGCACGGGAGAGACCCCGTTGGAAGCGGTAGAGAAATTATATAATGTGATAAATGAATAACATGAAACCAATCTACGAAGTTAAAGACTACACACTCCACAACATAACCGTCCGAGTGGAAATTGACTACGCAAAGCGACAAATCTCCCTCGTTGAGGGCGATAACCGGCACAAGTTCAAGACGAAAAACTGGTGCTTTGCCAATCGTGGACTTGAGTATATGGACGGCTGGAGGGACGTCCTGGACGCCATTAAACACGCTATAGCGGAGGCAGAGAAGGAGTTGAGAGTGTTTGTGGAGAGTGAAGGAGACAAGGTATACGAGGTAATTCTTAAGGAATGGAATATCCACGAGTGTCCCACCAAAAAGTAAGAAGTTGAAAAAATAGTACCAGCAAAAAGCCCCGGCTCTCACGAGTTTACGGGGCTTTTGCTTAGCATCATAGGATGTTTAGAAATCCTAATGATAATTGGTGGTGTACCGAGGACTAGTCGGTTGGTACCACCTTGGACCATACTGGCTTGCTGGCAGACCACGGGCGTGTACCCTGGATTTTGTATAGATAGAGGGCGTACTTAATATTCCCGTCGGCAGTCATAATATCGTAGCCCATTCGTTCGGCATCCTTTTGGTGGGAACTATTTATTTGGAAAATACCTCGATCAATCGTACCGTCGGTATTCTTATGAGAGACGACTGTGCCATCATCGTTAAATTGCTGGGAACCGGATTCTGCGTCGGCTATTCGTAACATCACCGGCGGCGCATCGGGAATAAGCGCCGGTTGCGGCGTTTGGGCAAAACAAGTGGCTACAAATAGGCTGACAAAATAGGAATAGTTCAATTGGGTAAGTGCGACGTGCAACCGTTTCTCATTCCCAATCTAAAGCGACCAGCGATAGATGAGAAGTGCCGTGAAGTATGATTACCAGTTCTCTACTAATTTAGTATGAACTAGTAAGTATGTTGTCCCTCGCGCCCAACTAGACACCGCTAACGCACTACCAGGGTAGCACAACGATGCCAAGTTGGGCACGAAGGACTGGAAAGAACTACTGCTGCGCCACCAAATTCTTATGCGCGATATGCGTGTAGACCGCCGTGCCAATGGTTACCAACGAGATGATACCGGTGATGGCACTGCTGATGACCGATGCGTCGATTCCGGTGTAACCCAGGAATACGAATACCGAACCGATGACCGTTGCGATGGATGTGATTTCAGAAGTTTGCATTGTGGTGCAGTTAATTTGTAAGTCTATCTACAGTATACAACGACTAAACCCCTCGGGGGAGAGGGGTGTGGATAGTCGGATGGCTATTGAGGAGTCCTGTGTGGGGTTAGGAGCAGCGGCACAATGAGAGGCTCGCCGATATGAGAGAACACTTCAAAAAAGCAGGACTTGGAGAACCACCGTTTTCAGTATACCACTTCTATAATACGCAAGCCGAGTTATCCACACAATGCGCCCGTTTCCATCCGCACCAACAGGTCTTTATTCGGTATCTCCGACTGGCACGCAATTCCATGTGCCAAGTTATCTCATGCTTGTGTACCGGCACAGGATTGCCGGAGAGTTCCGCCTTCAAGCGCATGTAAGCGATAGGAGGGATAGGACGCGGGACGACCTTCATTCTTTTATTGTAACACGACGGCTTCTAGTAGAAGTTAACCGCACCCGGCTGGGAGTTGAGGCGGAAGGGTTTATTCTCTTTTTTCTTTACTTGAACAATACAAGAAAGCTTTGCCATAGTTGTGCGATAACAGTTGCTAAATTTGCTTTCACTACAGGGTCTACTGTCTGATTTTCTACCGTCTGTACCTGTTGTATCGTATTTACAATATCATTTGCCTTCTGTATTACAGGGGCAGGTGTGGGCGCGTCTTGCAAATCTTCAATGACTGCCGCTTCATAGATATATCCAACATCATTCGTCCCAAACCACCCGTTGCCATTTTGTCCCCAGGTACTACCAAAAGAGTTCCTGAAATAGTCGAAAGGTGTTTGGTCGTAACCATATCCAAGGATGAGATGATGAGAGAGCGACGGGTCAGTCATTCCTTTCGGAGGTCGGATAGGAAAAAGGTCTTTTGCAAGCCAAGAATTAAATCCTGCCGAGTTCTTCCACCAAGAGTCTGAAATGTTTATGCCGTACAGAAGCAAACCATACATATTCATTGCCTGCTTTAGAGACATTTCATCAAGCGTCGCCAAAAAGTGGTATTTATTTATGCGGTAATTTAACCCATTATTGTAGGCATCTTGAGTGATTTTAGTCAGGTCTACATAATCGTTTACAGGAATAGACGTATCGTTATGCAGGAACACATCCTCACAGATGCCATACGTTTGGGCAGTTTTTAGTGCAACGGCTAGGCTAGAACCTTGTGTCGGGTCGGTACCCATTGCTTTAATCGTCAGGGCATACAGGAAACGAGGGGAAAGCAATTTAATCTCACCTGTTTTCTTGTAATGCAACCACATAACATATTGGGTTATTGCGTGGGCAACACAGGCAGGCTCCTGCGCCTGATAGAGAGCCGGGAACATCGAAAGGTCTACCGTGTGCGTATCTGTAGGCACCGCCGAAGTTGAGTAGAGCAATGGGTCTCCTGCTTTGCGCCTCGTTGGTATATATCCTGGATGAGAGTGCATATTATTCTTCAAGTAACCTGATAATATCGTCCAATTGTTCACCGTGTCTCCTTTCCATTTCGTATATGCGTTCCTCCAGCCGTTCAGAGTGCTTTGATTGTAGTTTCTGTCCCGCTCCCAGGATAGCCAACGCTACGAGCTGTATAAAGGCACCAGAGAGCCACTGTATGAAGTTTACAATGGAACCCGTAGCAAGTACCGCAGGAAGGCTTACAAGCGCTATAACGCAGAATATGAGGGCACAAGTCATTGTCCCTAACTTGTCTGTTACCCATAGAGCAATACGGTCTGATAGTGGGAGTTTATGGGACATATTCATTTCTTAAAGAACGCAATCCACCCGGTGAAAGCCAATCCTAGAAAAGTCAGAAGACCCTTTAGAACCAACATTTGTCCTTTCTGTTCGTTTTGGAATGCTTGAAGCGCGTCTATCTTTTCTTCGTGCTCCCGAATCCATACGCCGTGACGATTGGAAAACTCCTTCTGTGCCTCAAACTTCTCGCTGACCGATTCAAACTTATCGTCTATCCTCTTGAACCCTTCCACGATTGTGGCTCGGAGTTCTCCTTGGTTCTGTAAGATAGCTGATACGTCGGTTTCGGACATAGAGGTTTACCAGATATTTGTAATGAGCATCTTAAGCGACGATAGCGCGATACCAACTTTATGTGTTACCGTGCCTGCGGCTATACCGATGGTGCCTTGGGTGTCGTTGAGGTAGTAGTAGTTGGTTGCGATGCGCGAACCAGATGCAAAGGTGTGTACACCGCCGGTAGTTACTGTCACACTACCTCCAGCGCTCGCCGAGCCTTGTGCAAATCCAACGAATGTTGCGCGAGAGTTTGCTGATGCAGAGCTTGCTTTTTGTACGGCATATACCGGAGCAGCTGCTGCTTTAATTACTCCCACAATGATTGCATTTTGCCACGAAGCGCTGCCACCGGAGAATGACATCGTATATGATGTCCCTCCCCCATATTGAGTTGTTAGACCGCTATCTCCTGCCGCATATGGCCCCCAAGAAGTTGGAGTACCTGTAAACGTGTTAGCGGTGTACACGTTGCCAGCGGGGGTTCCGATAGACGCCGAAGCATTTAGACCAGCCACCATACCAACAGCGATGTCGCCATCCGTTACAGACGTTGCACTCACGGTGCCGGAAGTCGCAGACACATCAGTATAATTGGACGCATTTATGGGGGTAGTCTGGTCGCAGTTGTAAAGTGAATACCATGTTACCGTAGAGCCTCCACCTGCGCCGTTGCTGACGGTCAAGGTATGCGAGCCAGTGGTCGGAGCGACAACATACCCAATGGCAAGATGACCAGAACCTACATCAGCCTGTGTCCACGTTATGCTTGTACCGTTGTAATCGCCGGAGAAAGTGAAACTGCTCTGGTATGGCATCGCCGCCATAACAATGAGGCAGCGGTTGGTATTGCTTCCAATGACAACCGTTGCAGTCGATTGAAGTTTCGTGGTGAATGCGCCGCTGGTATCAAGCGTAACCGGAGTTGCTTGATAGAGAGCGGAGGCAACCGCATTATCCGCCGTGATGCTTTCAGCAGCAGTAAATACCATCGTCGTCTGCGTGGTGCCTCCTGCGCTTGCAGCAGTCGTCTGTGTAGTGCCGTCGGGGAAGACGTAACCACCAGAACCGCTGTAAATAGTTCCACCGACAGAAAGTGCCGCGTTTATGCTTGCCGACGGCGTAGTTGTACTGACGCCAACCTGCCCACTGTTGGCGACAATTAGGTTTGTTGCGGTAGATGAGCCGACAACGAACTGCGGCATAGTTGTCCCGCTTGCGCTGGCGTTGGCAGAGAATAGTGCCCAAGGGGATGTGGTTGCAGCACCCACCTGACCGACATTGTTTACGGTGAAGAGTGTTGATGTTGCATTGAGTGAAGAAGAAGCAACAGCGAAGAGAGTGTTAGCTGTATCCCCATAGTTCGCGTGGACGGATAGTTTAGCCCACGGAGAGGTAGACCCGACGGAGAAGAAACCAGAGGCCGGGTAGGGGGCAATAACTGGAGTGGGGTTTGTTGTTGATGCGAGTAAACCAAAAAGCGTGTTTCCTATATTAAGAAAGTTTGCAGAGTTTGTGGATGTCGCTGTGAGATGATTTCCAATGAAGATGTTATTGTACCCAGTCGTCAGTCCGGTACGCTGTTCTAAGGACTGTCCGAGCATTATGTTGTCATACCCAGATGTAATACTATACCCAGCAAAAAGACCCAAAGCAGTGTTGTAGTTACCAGTATTCCCAGACAATGCGCTATACCCAACCGCTGTATTATTCGAGCCAGTTACGTCTACACCATTTGCCAGATACCCAACAGCTGTATTATGATTTCCTGTACCAAGGTTTTTTAGTGCTGTATACCCAACCGCTGTATTTCCGGCAAACGTATTGCTTGTGGTTGCATTTCCACCCATTGCCGCTAGACCAAATATCGTATCAGCATTGGTACTAGAAGCATACGCAAGCAATGCACCATTCTGATTTATGCCGTTTAGGGTATCCAGCAGAGTAAAATATGAAGTCGAGGATGCCATAATTCCAGCAGTGGAATTAAGAGGGGTAGAGGTCGCCGAAGTGTTTACACCGAAGTTTGTAGTTGGAGTAAATCCAAATGGTACTCCCGACCCAGTGATAGTGAGTGCGCCGCCAATGACTGAAAGCCCAGCAGTGGAACAGGAGATACCCGTACCCGAGCAGGTGATAGTACCGGTAGCGATAGTGCCCATTGAGGCTGCGCCTGTCCAGTATGGGATGTTGCCCGCTACACCATTTGAAGTGGTCGAAAGACCCCAATAAGAGCCTGTGCCGCTACCGAGGACGGAGAGTGTAGAAGGGAACGAGAACGGAGCGCTGGTAACAGAGAGTGTCGTGGTGCCCACAGTACCGAGCGTAGAAGGCGTGCCTGCGCCAGTCCAGTATGCGACGTTTCCTACCGTCGGAGTGGTCGAGGTTCCAATCTGCGCGATGATGGTGCCGGTCGTGGTGATAGGGGACGCACCGTCGAGACCACCGCCGAGGGTGATTGACGTTACAGAACCCGAGCCACCGCCGCAAGCGGAGCCGGTTGCTGATACAACGCCCTGATTGCTTACCTGGAGACAATTCGTCGCAGTATTCGCCAGACCGGTGATGTTGAGGTTCGTAGTGGACGCAAGCGTGAACGAACCCATTGTAGTGGTGGAATACGCGAACTGCGAGGTAGTCGAAGCTTGCAGGCCGTTCTTGAGCCAAATAGGCGTGGTTGTCGCGTTACTGTTGGCATTGAAGTTGGTGGAAGGCGTCCATTCGAAAATGTTTGGGTTCGTCACCACACCATTTGTATATATAAGACCTGTAGAGAACGTGGTTGTAGCCGCACCGTAGACTTTGCCTACAGAGTCTACCGCAAGACCTGTGGACGTGATGCCGGGCAGCCATTGAGTGCCTGTAACGGTAAGACCAGTCGTAGTAGCGTAGTCAAACTGCGAGGTCGTGGACGCAAACAAACCCGCTTTCGCCCATAGAGCAGTCGTCGTCGCGGAGGTGTTGACGTTGAAGTTTGTGGAGGGGGTGAAGGGGAAAATTGAAGAAAGAGTCGCAGTATTTAATGGACTTGTCCCATTGCCCACCAAAACAGACCCAACAGGGAAGGTGGTATTTCCCGTACCTCCGACTGCCACAGGATATGCACCTGTTGCATGTGCCACCGAAACCCCACCCAAAAGAACAATAAGACCACCGAGTATGTTTGCGAGATATTTTTTCATATGAAATAAGGGGCGACTAGCTTTTCAGCCAATCGCCCCTTGTGTAAAGGTAAGCGGATATTACACGCACATTATACCACAGTTTGCAATGGCAATAGAGTTTATCCACAGAATAGTTGCATCGTCTATCACCGTGTGCTAGGATTGTACTGTAACTCGTTCGCGCGGGTAATAAATAAAGCTACAAGCGCGAACTTGTGGCTTTATTTGTAACTCATATTTATGAAAAATCTACTTATTGGAGTATTGTTCGCGTTTCCGTTTCTTGCAAGTGCATCTACCCTTAACGCATCGCAAGTAAGTTCTATTATCGGACTTTTGAAGGCGTTTGGGGTATCACAGTCCATTATGGATAGTGTGTATGCGGATTTGGTGACCACCCCTACCGTGTCTCCGGTTGTTGTTTCATCTGTCGTTCCAGTACCACAACCGGTGTATATCGTACCCGCTCCCGTTGCGCAACCTGCCGCCCCGCAAGCACCCATTGTTGCAAAAGAACCTGTCGCAAGTGCTGCACCGGTAATTCCTGCTCCTACGTGCACGTTGAGCGGCACCGTAGGTTACAATACTGGGCTGCAAGAAGGTGCGTATTTGACTTGGACTTCACAAAACGCGACGGCTGGGACGATAACTTACACCGGCATCTTTGCGCAAAAGGGTTCATACAATATGGACCCCATAGACAGTGGGAATATCGCAGGTTTCGGCATCTATATGACTCCTTCCACAGGACGTGTATATACGTTTGAGGCGGATGTCGTCGGTGCTGGAGGAGCTGGAGTCTGTACCACTACTGTGACTACACAGTAGTTACTGACTTTGTTTCAATAGTCCAACCTTAGCTAAGTTCTTAGCAGCTTGTCCTGTTGGGCTTCCTATCATTCCCTTAACCTTTTGTGCTATTTTTGCGGTCGTAGGATTAAAGTAACTTTTCTGTGCCTGTTCCTCTATTGCCTCTGCTGCCTTCTTGCCTGCATATCCAGTAATAAGTGAGCTTAACGGGCCTCCGCCGACAAACCCAGCGCCGCCAAGCACAGCACCAGTCAAGCCTGCGAAATGTTTTCCGAGCCTGCCGCCTTTGACAGTAGTGCCCTGTAATTTTTCAGCGAAGTTTTGCGCCTTGATAAGTTCAGATTCATTCTGCATTGCGGTCTTGAGCGCAACATTAGTTGCGTCTCCGTTATAGAGAAATTCTCGTGTCTTATCTCCGATCGTTCGTGCAACATCCCTAAGTGCTGGGTCATACTCTTTGTTCATTTGAGTACGTATAGAGTCTACATTGACCCAAGGAATATAATCACCAAAGCTTTTCTCGAACGAAGCAAAACGGTTATTTACTTCATTCTGGGCTTGTTGAACCTTACCCGCATCACGTATCGCCGGATTTTCTGCTACCGCTTTCAGTATTTCACTCTTCATCTCTTGGGTTGGTACACCAGGACCCTTTAGGCTTTTCACCAAATTTGAGGCTTGTTGAGATGTATTCTCAAGTTCATTATCAAGAGAGCCAGTACCGTTTTGGTTAGTTATTGCACTTGCATCTACCCTACCGTCTTTAACAGTAAGTTGCGGTGTATAGCCTTTTTCCTCAAAAGTCTTCAAAGGAGTAGTGGCTGCCGTGGAATTATCAGCTACAACTTTTTGGAGCGGTTTAGATGCGTTTACGTGAGATTCGAGTTGAGATGTACCAGTTTTAGCCGCTGCATTTCCAAGCATGCCCCCAGCCACATGACCCGCCACACCAAGACCACCGCCAACCATGCCACCAGTAACGGCGGATTGTGTTATTTTGTTCGGGTCTGTTTCTCCAGCGCCTAATGCATTGGTTGCACCAAAACCAGCGCCTAATGCGGCATTCGCTCCAATCTTTCCCGCGACCGCCGCTTTACCTGCCAGCCCTGCTTTAGCTACGAGCGCTTCCGGTCCAATTCCGGGGACAAGAGATGCCGCCGACAAAGCAGTCGAGCCGACATCTCCGGCCTGCTGTAGAACTGTTTTTTTATTATCACCCTTAATGTCGTGATAAATATCAGGGATTATAGGTGCAAGGAAGTTTGTAACTGCTTTCGCCCCGCCAATAACATTGTCAACAAGTGACGGAGATTTTGTTTGCGTATTTGTATCAGTCGTAGGTGCAGGAGATTGTGATTTGTATTGCTGATATAGGTCAGTAACATTCTTAACATATTTCGGGACATTATAAGGCACTTGTTTACCGTCTGGATAAGTATGCACTCCGATTTTAGTATCCCAATTCTCGTCACTACCACTATTCCAAATAGCCGCGATCTGTGCAGCATTTTTACCTTGCGCGATATATTTACGAATGGTCCCTTGCGCGACAATACTTTGATTTCCTGGTGTCATGGGTGCATTTTCATCACCGAGCACGTCTTTAGCTTGCGCCTTCCATGTAGCATCTTGCCATTGTCCTGCACCGTGAGAAGTGCCGTTATCCCCCGTAGCATTATAATCAGTGCCACTTTCGTGTTGGAAAATAGCCTTGGTCATATTCTTGGCCTGTTGCGCGACGATAGGATCATCATAGCCAGTAGAATTTGTCTGGCTAGAGGGTCGGGTCGATGGTTCCATAAGATGTGTGAATTACGCCGCCAGTAGTGGTTTGTGCCGGTGCAGATTGCTGACCTGATTGTGTAAATGCATTTACGGTTTGGTCAATAAGAGTTTTAGCAGCTGTGATTTTACCAGGCAACTGAGATGGTGTCATGCCATCAGGCAAATAATCTTTTGCCATTTGGTCTGCATTGGTTGGAGTAATGCCACCAGAAGTAGAAAGTACTCCTGCGACTTTAGCTCGTGCCTCTTGTAGTGTTGTTTGATATTGTCCAACGGCGTTATTCCCAAACAAACCTGCAATACTCTGCTCAAGTGAGTTCAAGGGGTTGAAACCAGTCCCGCCAGTAAATTGACCGAGATTATTGTATAAGCCCTGTAGTGTATCAAGTGCTGATTTTGCTGCTGTGGATTGTGTTTGTAGCTGCTGACCTTGTGCTTGTGTAGTACCACTTGCTTGAGAAAGCACAGGATTGTAGTTCGGGTTTATTGTTTTTGCTGCCGCGTTTAGTTGTGCGTTCAATACGGGATTGCTTGTGATTGCAGTAGGCACCTGAGATAATTGCCCGTTTGCAGCCATTTGTGCATATGAGTTCATAACATCAGGAGTTATTCCCGCGCCGCTTTCAGCAGAACCATTGCCTGCTTGTGTTGGTTGATAGAATTGCTGACCAGGCGACGAAAGCACCGGATTGCTATACTGCTGGCCCGTAAGAGTGTTCGTGGTAACCTGTCCAGCGGGTGCCGTAACGTTGGAGCTAGAAGGTTGTGCGAGTGATCCGGTGTTAATGAGTCCAGTCTGACCTGCAATGGCTCGGGTATTCCCGATATTCGCAAGATTGGATTCACCCTGTAATGCTGCAGCTTGAGCGGCCTGGATAGCTGCCTCCTGACCTTGTACGACGGCAGCACGACCTTGCTGGAACTCCAAAGGAATCGGAGACGAGCCAATAGCACCAAGGGCGTTTGCCTCTTGCTCCTGTTGTGCTTCAAGTTGAGCCTGATACTGTTGTGCCTTGGCGTATGCGTCTGATGTCATTTGGTTGCCAGTATGGAGCAATCCTTGTGCACCAGCCCCGGCGGCGGCGATGTTTGATTTATACGGGTCTTGAGATGTCTGTGGAGCAGGATTTGCGCTCTTCTGCATATCTGTGGGTTGTGCAACGGGAGTACCCGCAACTCCGCCTGTAGGAATTATCGCACCACCTGAAGATGAGAAGGTTGGTGCCGGAGGCTGTGATGTTTGATTTATCAATCCTCCAGTTATGGCACCCGCAGAGGAGCCTGCCTTGGAAGCATTGGGGTCGTTATATTCAGTAACGTGCGTATCGCCACCCGCTGTAGTGATGGTCTGCTTTTTGACAGACTGGTTTACGGGCGCGGGAGCTGGAGAAGGAATCGCCGGAGACTGTGCTCGATTGAGCGCGTTTGCGGCTGGAGTGCTACCAAAAATACTGCCTGCCGAGGAGCCGGCAGAAGACCCTGCTTTTCCTACCCACGCTGGAGTAGAACCTTGTGTACCGAATGCAGATGAGAGTGTCATATGATTATTATATAATGATTTTAGTAATTAAGCTTGCATATAAGGATATACTGTTGGTATACTGCTTATATGAAAGACATTAGAGAATATGCGAGTTTTTATTCTATCAGTGAAGATGGTGTGGTTTGGAGTAAGCGACAAAATAAATTTCTTAAAACTTGGCTGGTTGGTAATGGATACGAAATGGTTACGCTTTACAAAAACCAAAAATCTAGAAAATTTTTGGTTCATCGGCTTACAGCTATAACATATATACCTAATCCCAAAAAACTTAAAGAAGTTAACCATATTAACGGTGATCGTCTTGATAACCGAGTAGGAAACCTGGAGTGGGTTACTTCTAAAGAAAATAAGGAGAAGGCTTGGAATAATGGTCAATATACTCACAAGGGAACAAACCATTATCTTGCTAAGATGGACGAAAACAAGGTTAGAGAACTTAGACAACTGTATCTGAGTGGGGATTACACGATGAAGGAACTCTCGAGCTATTTTAATATATGTCCGATGACTGTTTGTAATATTATTCATAAGAAGGAATGGAAATGGGTTAGTTGACAATTAGCCATTTATCTTGTAGACAAAGAGGTTCGGATTGCGTCCTTGTCCTCTTGGGCTAAGGTTTACCTGTACCGTGTTACTCCCGCTATACTCGGACAGTAATTCAAGTTTGTTTTTGTACAATTCCTCGAAATCGTTAGCACGAGCTGGGTCTTTTACAATCGAGGAAAAGTAATATACAAGCGCTTTCCACGGGAGCATATCTTGGAAATCTTCAGGCAGTAGGGGCATCTGTCCTATCGTATAATCCGAAGATGTAACTACAGACACTCCTTGATAAGCACCATAGAGAGTGATTTGAGTGGTGCTGTCCACACTCGCGATTTGGTACCACATATTATCACCTCCCGCGCTGGTACCGTCCGCCTTTACATTATTGAACTGTATCCAACGGCTTTCATTTGCCGCGTTAGTCGTCGGAATCCATGAAGTGCCAATACCCGTAACAACAGTTCCACCATTGGAAACACTCGCTGTGCCAAGGGGGGTAACGGTGGTACTGGCATAGTCGGCAATACTCAAATCCGGTACTCGGAATTTGTAGTTATAGGTGATGATGTTTCCTGTAGTAGACGGAATGGGCCAGATACCAATCATTCCTCCGTGGTCGCCTCCTGGGTAAATGAAGAAACTTTGGGGAATGGCGGCATAGTAAGGGAATACGTTGAGTCTATCCCAATCTTCACGGGTGCGAATTTCATTGAGTGTCCATTTAAGATTTCCTACTGTGATTGTTACATCCTTGAGTTTGGAATAGTTCGGCGGCATACGATAGAACTGGACACCGCCGACACCGATAGCAATCGTGTTTATGCTCGTGTTTACGTAGGCATTTACAGCCTCTACAAGAGGAGTTGCCCAAGTTATGGTAGCGGAGCCTTTTGTAAAGGTTACGTTCTGTGTAGAGCCATCAGAGAACGCTGTAGAGGATGTTTGCGTTGTGGTAGACCAAGCCGTTTGCAGGGTTGCAGATGTCGCTCCTAGGATTGGTGCCGTGGTGAGATTAAACTGCGTACCTACCAACGGTACAGACCAAGTTATTGCAGTGCTTCCATTGGTGAAGAGTACGTTGCGAGTTTCTCCGTCTGAAAATGTAACTACCGTGTTACAGGTAGGAAAAGCCCAAGACACCGCAAGAGTGGCGGACGTGGCGCCAATCGCGGGGGCTGCTGTAAGATTTAGACTATTGGAGCCGATCGTTGAGATAGAGAATGAACCCTCGTTGTTGAAATACTTTTGCAACAAATATCGATGTTCGATATTCATCAAATACGACGCACGAGTTATGTTGCTCGTGGTATTGTTCTGCGCAAGGTCTGCAAATATATTTTGCTGTTGGGTATAGGAAATCATGTTAGCGGATTCTTAATTCTTTTAATCGAACGAACGATGCATTGCTTGCGGTGGTAGAAGTCAAAATAACCTGTAATTGCAGCCACTGTGTGAACTCGAAGTCAGGAACGAAATAACCGGAAGTCTTTGTAGGGTTAAACTGCATATCTGCTCCCGTAGTTTGGAATGCAGCCGTAAGGTCGGTTCTCCATTTTATCTGTACGCTTTCAATAAGAAGTGTACTTACTTCATTTGATTTAAGACCACCAGACCATGTAACTGCTGTGCTTCCGTTCGTGAATGTAACAGTACGTTGCTCCCCGGTAAGGAATGTAACAAGAATTATGGTAGAAGGGGCAGACCATGCGGCTGTCAACGTGGCAGATGTTGCGCCAGCGAGAAGGCTTGTTGTGGTAGTAACGTATGCAAGAGCTGTGCCGAGTTTATACTCTATCTGTCCGAAAGTCTTTTCTTGAAGCATTGTGCCTGTCGGGATTGCATCAGTTTCAATGATGGTCTGCCCTCCCGTTGTCGGGTACTGCGAAGAAAAATCTATACCGTAAGGATTGGCGCTTGCACCGGCAGAACCATCGTCCCATCCTGCCCAGTATTGCGCTCCGCATGCCTGCTGACCAGTAGCAGCACCCGCATATTCCGTTCCATATTCAAGGACAGGGAAAAGTAGGGTAGCCATACCTGCGTATGTGCCGTAAGAATTTTGCGCTTCTAACCGCAGCTGTATACCTTGGTCTTGTTGGATAAAATTATTGTTCGTAGGAACGAAAGACCAAACGCCGCCTGTTTTTCCATTGTTGTCTTGCAGGGAGAACCAGATACGGCCTCGCATATACATCGCTCCTCCCCAAACATAATAAGGTTCAGGATAAGTGTTTGGACTCCCCGCAACGCCTGCCACATAATCAGGAACTGAAAGAACACCGGAAATGGTAGTGCCATTCGTAACGTATATGTTCCCTTTTGCTCCACAGAAGATGTACAAAAGGTTGTTGACTGTTACCAGAGACTGTGTATATGCCTCGGGTAAGAACAACGGAAAGAAGAAGCTACTTAATGTGGCACCCCCACCGATACTTATCGGCGTTCGGTTCCAAGAATAAAGATTAGAAGACCATGTACCGATAAACAAGTTGACGCCCAATTCCGCTATGCAAGTTGCAATTTGAGTCTCCGGCAACACCAGAGCAGCTGTGTCTGTTCCTGCCGTCCAAGTATACGTGGCAACATTTGTCGGGTTGAAAGCAGAAGCTTGATTACCCGCCTTTACAGTCAAAGACGCAATGGTACTTTTGTCGGTAATATATACCACCAAATCATTACCCAACAAACAAAAATGTTTATAGTTCTTTGAGATAAGAGGGGCTGGCGTCGTAAATGCCGCCNAAGCCAATCCAAGACCTGTAGAAGTATCATTTGCCTTGTAATAAAGTTGATCGGCGGCAATTACTATATATGCACCATAGGCAAAGATGCCTGTCGTACCCGATTTGACATCAGAAGACAACATCTTCCAGGAAGCTACAGGGTCAAAAGATGTGTTGAAAGAATACATCCATACATATCCACTACTGTCGAGTACGAAATATCTGTAGTCGGGGAAAGTGGCAGAAAAAGAAGCACACCAAGCAATGGGTTGCCCCATCTTTATTGTTACGAAATTTGCGGTACCAGTAAGACCCATGTCATTTTTTAGAGAGCTTCCATAACCACCGGTTCCAAGAGTTATGTTGTAATTACCGCCACTAGGTGTAACGCTGCGAACATAGTAACTCGTAGCGTTCGTAAGATTTGTGATGCCAGAAGACGAAATGGTTATCCAAGTTCCTACTTGCGGAACGGGAGTGCCTGCACCGGGAGTAAACACCACATTATTTGACGTAGATGCGATAAGCACGCCCGGGCCCGGAGATGTCCCTAAAACTGGAACCTGACTTTGTTGTGTTCGACCATAGTTGCACATTATTTCTCCGGGAATGGTCGTAATATCCCCGCACTGCAAATTACCCAATCCTTTGTGTGGTGAAGGGGCAATACCGGAATCCCAGCCATCAATTACTATGTCTTGAGTGTCTTTTCCAGTTTTTTCAATGCGGACTGCCATATATTAAATCGTTGAAAGGATAAACATAAAACCAACATTTACACCTCCGGCTCCAGCGATTGCATATCCTGCTATTGTGAAAGTTGTAGAATCATGTGCTATTACGTTCGCGACATCACCTATGGTAGTACAACTTGTCGCCACAGAATAATTAGTGGTATTCAAATTATGAGTTACCACATATTGATGCGTGATAGGGTAATAAACAACTGACCAAGTAGAGGGGAAAAGACCAGATGTAACACCAGTAGAACTAACCGTACCAGAATATAATGTAGTTGCTGCAGTTGTGCCAATCCTAGGACTATTAACACCATCATGAGTATGGTACGGAACCATGGAAACACCATAACCAGCCTGCATCTGTGATGCACGAATACCTTGCTGTATTTGCTGGTTAATATCCATACTAGCTGATTAAAAATGCCTGATGTGGTTGACCGCTCAAGGAGGCGTCCGGTGCCGTGACATACGTTATGGTGGTCGCACCCCCTCCTGTGATATACGAATAGTCCCAAGTATCTGCTCCAACAGTTTGTGCTTGCGGCTGACGCGCGAGAACTAGCAAGAAATCACTGCCAGCGACTGTGGCTATTGAGAAAGTCTTGTTATTTCCATCAATCGTCCCAGTAACCTTGTACCAAGTGCCCAAGCCCCCACCGCTAGATGATTGGGTCAACAATCTTCCCGTAATCGGGTCGGCAACGAGGCGCACAATGGTCTTATTGTCTACACTCGAAACGGCAGTCAGTGAGCCGCGATTGTTTATGTCTATTGCTTCCCAGGAGTCTGCCATTTTAGTGAGAGTTGATTAGTAATGCGCCCGTTGAGTCTGCTTGTAATGCGATAAGTGAGGTTCTGTCTACGCTCGATACTGCAAACATTGTCGTCCTACCATTGTCATCTGTCGCCGCGAATTCGTGTGCAACAGCTGTCCCTGTGGTGTGATTGTTTACCATAACCGCTCCCGTAGTAGGATTGGCAGTAATTCTTTCCACTGTTATCCCGTCGGTATTGAGCCGAGCAGTGATAGTTGGGTTGTTGTTTACGTCAATCGCGGAGTTCATATTATCGATATACCACGGTGAGGTCTTGTGCTGCTGTTCCTACAGTAATGGAAAGCCCTGTAGAGAAAGCCACATTGTAGATAATTGTAACGGGCTGTGGGTTTGCCGGAACCGTTATCGTGCCAATCTTTGGGGTAGTATTCGTAAGTGCATCGTCAAATTCCACCGTACCTGTTGCTACGGGTTTATTGAACGTAACGGAGTACAAGAACCCAGCACCAGTCTTTACGAGCGTGGTACCCGTCCCAGTGATGTTGACATAGTTACCTACATCGGTAGGTTTGTCATTGTCATCAACAAAAAGTGTTGCGCCAGTTGTCATAACTATTTCTGTAAGCTGTTAATGGTTTGAGCTAGACTTGCATAGCGGTCACGCAATACGCGTTCACGATTTGCCAGTTCTACTTCATACTTTTCGATTTTCTCTACGCGCTTTTTCACTTCTTCCTCGAAGGCTATAACCTCAAGCTCCTTAAACTCTACTTCCTTTTCGCGTGCTTGCGCCGAGGCGAGCTTCAAGTCTGCCTTATGTCGAATATCTGCTGATGCTTTGTGTGCCGCTGTGAGGGCAGAATCTGCCTCTACAAGGGCTTCAGAAGCTCTATGCTTAAGGTCTGCCACCCGACCTTTTTCAAGCACTATCTCGCGTTCCTGGCACTCCAGTTGAGTTTGTAGTTGGTTGAGGTATACTTTCCTTCCCTCAATCCTAATCTCGTCGGACACAAGACCTTCAGAGCGCTTGTTTACTTCTTCCCACTCTTTGTCAAGAGGAATTTGTAGCAGTCTAAGTGTCTCGCGAGCTTTCTTTACATCATCCGCAATTTCATCTCGGAGACGAAGCTGTGCGTCGATTTCAGATTGAACACGTTTTATTGACTCTGTTCGGAAGCGGGACAATTCTCCCTCTTCTTTCACCAAGGTCTGTCGAAGAGCGTCTACCTTGGATGCCAGATGGACACCCTCATCTATCTGAGTCTTTTTCTGCTTAGCAAGGTCAGCAGTGAGGGTTTTTTTGTCCAGGAGGCGCATAGAATTTACTTATCACTCATTTTACCAAGAGTAGGAATGTTCCGATTGTCTTCGGCGAAGACCTGATTAAGGTTGTCGTTTACTCCGACAGCTTTAGAGGCGCGGTAATTCCTCTCATCGTCTACCTTCTTTCCTTCCTTTACTGTAGCACGAGCAATCGGGAGCGGTTTCAGGCACTGCTCAATCATCGGCTCAAGTATCTTCGGGTCGAAAGTCGGAGGCATACCATTGCCCTGCACCTTCATCTTATTGTAGGTTTCAGACTGGTAGAAGTCCTTTTCTGCGAGACGATACGCAAATCGCTTGCGGATTTCCTGGATATTCTCCAAAGGTTCCGAAACGATGATAAGCGGTACCGTACTCTGCGGGGGGAAGGTATATTCCTTGTTATTCCAAAGAGCAACGAACTCTGTGTCAGTCGGGTTAGTGAAGTAAAACACGCCACCGAACTCTTCATTTGTGTCAATCATATATTTTTGATTCAGGCTCAATAATAAGGCCAGCGAACTGTTTGGGCGCTCATCCCCGCCCCGAAGGGCAGAGGGAACGCCCAAACTCTATTAGAGGTTGAGGTAGATGGGACCGACCTGCGCGGAGGTGAGGGTCTGCATCGACGTACCGACGGCAGCAGCCGTGGTAAGGGAAGCAACACCAACAGCACCGTCAGTGGCAGCCGAGCGACCAACCGGGTAACCAACGTTGGTAACCGTGTTATCAACGAGGATACCAGTCGGACCGTGGGTAACGATATACCCATAGACCGGCGTACCGGCCGTCACGAGAGCACCGGTAGTACCGTTGTAGGTCGGGGCAGTGGAAGCCGCGATCGGATACAACGAGGCACCAATCGGAGCCGAGAGCGTGGTGTGGTCGGTAATCTTGACCGAGATATACGGGTTAGCGACGAGGGACACGACGGAAGTCGCATCAAGCGTAACCTGGATAGCGTCCTCCAACGTAACTACGAACGTAGCGGCGTTAGCGGCCGGCTGGTGAGACGCGATTTTAAGCGTCTGACCGATACCAGCACCGGAAGCGACGACAAAGTAGCCGCCCTGGAACTGATTGATGTTAAGAACCGTGGCACCGTTGGTGACGAGAACCGTAAACGTACCGGCCGTAGCAGGATACGCAGTCGGAACAGTCATCGCGAGCTTCTCGAACGCCGTCACTTCAGCGACGCCCTGAACGAGCTTGCCGGAAGCGATAGCGGTCGCAGCGTTGCGAACCAGGGTAACCTGGCGACCATCGGTGGTGTTGAACTTAACACCGACGATAGCGTCGAGGGAGTAATCCGGGATGCTGTTCAGGCCAGTTCCAGTGGAAGTGTTGAACAGGTCAATCGGACCGCTCTTGTAATCTGAGATTGCACTCATAATTGTTGATTATGATTATCGAACTTAATAATTAGTTGCCGAAGTACTCGACGCCTACCGTACAAGCCGCCGTATTGGTGGCATTGAAGGTAAAGGTCATGTAGCTACCGGCAGGCCAGATGGTTGCCAACGTGGACGTCGCGGTAGCGGTCGTACTCGAAGCAACAAGAACATCGACGGTTGCGGTGGCGAGCGTTACGGCGTTTGCAATGTTAGCAAAGCCGGTGAACGTTGCCGGAGCGGCCGTAGAGGAAGTACCGATGGTATAGGTCAAAGCCGCGAGACCAGTGCCCGTATACGCAGTCTTGCTCGTGCCGACGCCTTCACAGCCAATCTTGGCGGAAGATACGTAGCGGTCATTCGCATCGCCGTTGTAAAGAGACGTGGAAGTACCGTTTGCACCTGCCGAAGCGAGGCTGATTACTGCCGCTGCGAACTTCGCAGTGCTGTAATTCGTGCCAGTCGGAGACGTAGCAGCGACCTGCTGGGAAATCGGATACTGGTAAGCACCATAGATAGCTACCGTAACAACCAATGCAATGACGGCCGGGAGAAGAGTTTTTCCGAAGGTAGTCATATTAGATGAGCGTGTAGTTATAGGTGAGACCCGCCGACTCCGAGGCTGAAGAGGTAACTGTGAACGAACCCTGCGAAGCTACTACCTTCCAGAAACCCGTCGGATTGGTGGTGGGGGTAACGACGACACAGGAAGAAGGGTGGCAGGATGCGTCATAAACGACATCCGTGTTGCCCGTAGTGAGCCAAATACGTGCCGCGGGATTGCTGATTGCCAACTCGGGGCTGTATTGACTCGGCTGTTGGCTGCTATAGCCTGCTGCGCCTACTGTAGTCATATAGTTATTTGACTAGCTGATAATGAGGTGAACAGGCTAGTTTACACCAGTGACACCAGTGAGGACGGCGTTACGGAACGGATCGGTGCAGATAAGCTGCCCGCCCATAATCATAAAGCCGTTAACAGCACCCTGGGAGTACGCTTCAATCCAATTCGTCCACGTAAAGGCGCGGGTCGCGTTGGCAGGATTGTACTCGTAGATGTTGCCCTTGATTTGCTTGTCTTCCAAGGAAACCGCTTCACCTTTCCACCAATTCAAGCCGTAGAACTTGAGGTAATCGAGGTTGAGCAAGTAGAAGTTACCAGTGAGGCACTTCTTGTCCTTGTAGATGGTGAGACCATCCCAGATAAGACCCTTTGCCTTGTAACCCGTACCGGCATCCATGTTTTTGAAGTCGGAATAGGTGTTGCGCTGGAACGGCATCAAGAGCTGTTCGACATAAGACCACGTGGTGTAATCCGTGTACGCAAAGTCCGGAGCGACGCGACCATCAGTGATGGAGTTGGCGAGCTGGCGGATTTTGAGCAACGAAATAGTACCGGCGGAAGCCGTGACAGTTGCATTGAGACCGTTGTAGGTTGCGCGAGAGAGACCGCCGTAGGTGGAGAGGGTAGAACCGTTGTCCACGATACCTGCGAGACCCATCGGAGCCTTGCCGTCGAAAGCCTGACCTGCACCCTGGAAGAAGTTACCAATGTCGTCTGCACCATCCTGGGCGCGAGACTTCATCATGGTCTTCATGAGGTTGAGGGTCTGCATCGGCGTCTTGTTGATAGAGAGGTCAGAACCGGCGAGCGCGACGTTGGTCGCAGTGAAAGTCGGGAAGAACGTCATGTTGACGGTCACCGGCTGCTGCGAGGTCGGAAGCTGGTCAAAACCATTGAAGGCTACGGTTGCAACACCCTTCTGATATTTACAATTTTGTTACTCTCCTAGCTTAGGAGGGGGAAACCGCTTCGGATTTCCCTCACGACATCTCTGCCGTGTTCAGACTATTACATCCCTTTCGGGTTGGCTCGTTTAGTCGTTGAACCTGCATATTGCGACTTAACGATGATATGTTTTAGCTCTCTCATCTTCTGATTTAGAATCTCCCTTCTCTCAAGTTCCTCTTTGGGAATTGGTCTCTTGATTGGTGGGGCTTCATCATAGAAGCGCAGAGCTATATCTGCTTGCGGTTTTTTATAGCGGAGGAATGGATATATGGTCTTTATGAAGTTGTAGGCATTCTTATTGGATATTGCCCAATAGAATGACCCATCTCGCTTCACTAAGTACACATTCCCGCCGAAGTTATCTTTGATGAAGTCAAGTGTTTCTCCGTCCTTCTGTCCTATGGCTACCCATAGACGATATTCGGTGTTCCACTCTTTTCTTGAACGGGGGACAATACTCATGCTCCCCTCTCCATCAAAGAATCCCGCGATATATGCTAAGTTGATGTCATTCATCCCCTTATGTTAGCATATCGTCGTTATATTTACAAGGTGCTTGGTCGGCGTTATCCGTTAAAACTCTGTGCTAGACCTTACGGTTTTCGCCTCTTGGGAACTTCGCCGTATATTAGAGCCAATTTTCACTTATAGAGCGAACTCTACAAGGCGACTGAAGTTAATCGGGAAGAGCATTTGAGAACCATCCCACTTCTCGGTGTTTCCGAGGATTTCACCGAAGAAGAAGTTGTCGCGAAGAACCTGGTCGACCCAAGCCGGGGCGAGGTATTGGTTCGTCGTCGTCTGTACGTTAATGCTAGGAGGCATAATGTGTAAAGTTAATGACTAACTGGATAATTTGCTGAACATTCTTTCTACGTCTTTCCAAGACTTCCCTGTGGCTGCTGGAGCTGTGGTGGCATCACTGGAGCGGGACATAGAACGACTTGCAAGCTCTTTTGCGCGAGATGCGGGCGCTGAACGTTTAGAACGTTCCTGATATTCCTCAAATGCGGAAAGCATATCGGGGAATGATTGCACTTCGCCTTCTTTGTTTTTCGGTGCGATTTTACGTACGTACTCAATGAAGTCGGCACGGGTCTTTTTGGCAAACGCGGTGTTCGAGGAAAGGTCTACATCGTAGGTCTCCTTAATCTCCTCAAAGGCGCTTTCAAGCTCTTCTTGAGCTTGTCGGTCGTCTTCTGCTTGCTTGTCAGCCTGCTGTTGCAATTGCTGCATAGCGCGCTGTGCACCCTTTTCTTCCAAAGAACTAAGATACTTCTGGAAGTCTTTGACGGCTTGCTGCTTCTCGGGAGTATCGTTTCCAATAATCCTGGTGAGTAGTGCAGTGCCGTCATCTTCCGTATCATCGGAACGTCGCTCGGGAGCGGCCGGCTTTACGTCTGCCATTCTCTTGCTGATTTCCTTTTCAATGAACCGTTGGACTTTCGGGTCTTTGTGGAAAGGTACAGGCTTTTCGTCCTGCTCCTGTTCGTCCTGCTTTTCCTCTTCTGCCTTAACGGCAAACGGGTCAGCTGATTCAAACGGGTTTTCTTTCCTCTGTCCCAAGTCGCCCAAAAAACTTTCTACTGCGCTTTTATCTTGTGGCATATTATGTGCAAGCTGTTTCAGGTACAGACAGGGAAACCTATGCTACTGATAATTTACACAGACTACTTTCTTTAACGTCGCGTGGTCGAGAAACGACATACTTATTTCAATGAACTAATTCTCCTGTGAGTCGTTATTCTTTGCACCAAACTCTTTCTTCGGCTTCTTGCCCTTATCGTCTACCTTGCCTTCGTTATCTTTGACCAAGTTACTAATCTTTCCTTTTGCTTTTTCGAGTGCTTTTGAGTGGGAGGACATATATTTAGTCTTTCTGACCTAATTCACCTTTTGCTCGGCGAACATTATTAACGGCTTTTAAACGTGGGCTGTTAACAAATTCTTTAAGAATACCAGGCAACTCTCTAGCTTTTGCAGTACCAGCCATCAACATTTTCTTCCCTCCGACCTTGCCCAACGCTTTTTCGTGTGAAGATGCCATATTATTTGTATTTAAGTAATTTCATTAATTTCTCATCGACCGACTTGTCTTTTTTCGACCCTTCTTTGTAGCCCAACTTCTTGTCTGCCAGTTTGTCTATTTTTGACTTCTCGAACCGTTCTAGTGCTTTGTTGTGGGAGGTCATTGCGGTGTTCTTACTCGATACTTATTAATAATCAACTCATTAACAGTAATCGGCGAAAGCAATGACTCTCCGGTAACGTTGTTTTTGTTAAGGTAGTCAATCAGTTTCCCAAGTACTTTCACATTATCTTTCACTTGACCAAGTGCAACATTGCAGTAGTTACAAATCCAGCCACGAAACTTGCCTGTCGAATGATTGTGGTCAAATACAATTTTGCCAGCTGAACCGCACACTTCACAAGTTTCGGGTTTATTCCTTCCAGCGATTGCTTCTAGTTTTTCTATACGCAATCTTGCTTGCTGTATTTTCCAATCTTTATTTCGACGAGCTTTCTGGCGTGCTATAATCTCTTCTTTGTTTTCAATGTATTTTTCTTTCGCTTCCTTAATAACTCTCTCCTTATTTCTTTCTCTGTACTTTCTTACGTTTTCTTTTTGATATTCCTTAGATTTAGACCACCTACCCTTGTTTAAGGCATGATATTTCTTATCGTATTCTTTTTTATGTTCTTTATTGCGCATATTATTGAGGCATAGATGTAGTAGCAATAGGTACATTAGAAAGTGCCGAACTTGCAGCTGGCTGAGCTAATGTTGGCGCAGGTGTGCCCTCTTGTTGTGGCATACCAATGCCATTTTGAGGCTGTTGTTGTGGCATTATCTCAGGAAAGAACTGCGCAGCATATTGCTGTGGGTTAGTGGTCCATAAAACGACCTGCTTAGCAGTAGCCATTGGGTCAGGATAATCCAGTTTCTTAAACAAACTTATTGGGTCAAGTGCTTTTGCTTCGTAAAGTTGGATTGCTTGATTTATTTCACTTATTTCATCTTTCGGAGCCATTGAGTTAGGAGCCACTGAGACGACGAACTTACGTACCAAATCCTGGCTGGTGAGATTTACATACTCCACAGCCCGACCGGTGCCCATAACAGCGGCGTAGTGCTTTTCATCATAAAAGACACAGTAGAGCTGTACCCACCAGTTGAAGATATTGTCGGCTACTTGCTCAAGGGCATCACCAACACCGCCGCCAATGCGAGAAGAGTCGTGAGATTGGTTGAGGATTTGACCGCGTGCAGTTGTATCTTCTGTCTGCTTTTGAGCACTTAGACCGAGAGTACCGTAGATAGAGCGTAGGTTATCTTTGTCGTTACTCTGTGCAGTAAATACCGATTGGGGGATTTCATTGGCGGGGATACGCTTGACTGCACCATCTACATTGCCGTCAGGGACAAGTAGGAAACCTTCCTCATAGAACGATTGTACGGCTTGCCCGGCGGTCTCAGAGGTAAAGGACACGCCAGAGAGGACAACGGAGTTGTTGGCAGATGCAAGGTTCTTGCTTATTTGATCATCACGATCATTGATACGGTCTTGGTTGGAGATATTTTGTTCGACCAAGTTAGTGAAGTCATAGGGCTCTTCTTGCAGGGAGAACACGGACAAGAACGTGTACGGCATCTTCGGAATAGCAAAATGATTGATTGCAGGCATTCCAGCCTCGTTGGTACTTTCATAGTTGAAGAATTCGTTTTTATGCTTATCAAGGACAATATCTTGATAGGTAGAGAAACAATATTCATCCGTCCACCATTCGGTGTATACCACCTTGGTACCCATTTTGCCGTTGACCTTAAGGGTGATATAGGTTTCGTGTTCAGGATACTTCTCGACAAGCTTCTTGGCAGAAGTCTCCATACGCTCCCCCAGGAAAGCGCCCTTATAGTCTCCAAACTCATCAATGTATCCATCAGGGTCAAGGACAAAGTTTTGAGGCTTGCGGATTTCAGTCGTAATGTCGTTTATCTTCGCATCCCAGCCGTGTTTAACTACGCCAGTGAAGTAGATGCCCCAATGCCATACCATCATCCCAAGTTTCTTTCGCAGACAAAGAACGTCGGCGTGGAACTGCAACATCGTCTTAAGGTCATTTGATGCCGCCTTGCCCTCGTCAGTATTGTCAGAGAACACAACAGGCTCAGGGTTCTCGGCGAGCGCTTGGGGAACGAATGTAGCAGTTGCCTCGAAGATAAGGTTAGAGGGCACTACACGCTCGTCCTGCGTGGTCATATTGCGCTGTACGCCCCGGACATATGCACGATTGCGCTTTTGTCGTACAACAATCTTTGGGAGATAAGCGTTTGATTTGCTCTCCCACTCATCACGGAGTGCAATCAGTTCGGAGTCCTGCATCGGGAGGTCAAGCGCATCTTCCAAATCACCGTCAATACCCTCTTCAAGTTCGGAAGAGTCGCTTACTTTGTTTACGTCATCACCCACAAGCGATGCGACGCCGAGAATATTTTGTGTGAAGCTGTCTTGTAGCATATAAAAAAGGGACGCTACCATTGCTGGCGCGTCCCCGAATGTTTCGGTTAGACTTTACACAGATATTATACCACACTCCAATACATAACAGTAAACGCTATGCAAGCTTAGACTGGGGATAACTATTGGAATAGGTATAAAGCTCTCTCTTGATACTCTTCAACTCCCCATCAGCGTTGAACGAAAGGTTTGCACTACCATTTCGTATGTCCCATACACCACTTGCGGTCATAAACCCGAATTGATGATAGTGTTGTTGGAATAATACGAACAACGCCGCGTCGTGTGCAGTCATTTCTACTTTTACTAGGTCAGAAGTTAACATAGCCTTCAATTTGCTTAGGAATAAATCTGCGTCCCGAGATTGTGTTATTGATGTTTGTCGCCAGTGGGATACGTCCAATCCCTGTGCTCTTTTTGACGAACGTTGCGCTTTCAGTTCCGAACCTATCAAGTCCCACGAGGGCGTAAAGGAGGGTATGACAAAAATGGTCGTGCCCGTTACGCTTCCATATAAGTTCAGCTCCATAGTTTGTGGATACATCCTTTCCAGGACTGTCCTTAACGACTTTTAACTCGCGATAGACGTTATCAAAGTGCTTTGCGAATGGTGTCCACTCATCTACTGTGCCATTGAGTCGAATGCGCCCGGGGTCTCGGAGCTGCTCTACCATAAGCTGGAACATTCTATTGCGGTCTACCTTTACAATACCAAGCTCTTCACCCTCTCCCCAGCGTATGACTTCCTTTGATTTACGGTCTTTGATGTAGTAGCAGAGGTACACACGACCTGGATACTTAGCCTGTAGCCTCCTAATCCCTATCAAATCGCCTCCCTGGTCGGAGATAATGATTGAGTTGCTCCAACGTACCAGTAGCCTCTCCAACTCATCGTATGGGTCATAATCTGCGGTCGGGGGCTTGCAAGAGTTATAGTAGAATACTCCCTGTTTATTCGCACAGGTGTAATGGATAGGAAGTCCGGTATCTACACCAATTATAATACGGTCGTTCTGCTCGTTTACTTCCGGCGTTACGTTCTTGAGCACAACATCACTGGTAATCTTGTTTTCAGAACCGACATAAGGAAGCCCGAGGACATAGTTATAGAAATACTGCTCGTCTTTCATTGGGTCATCCTTAGCTGTAAGGATGTCAGACGCAGACTTGTTATACAGCATCATCTGATTGATGTGATAGCCGGAGAACTCCCCGACTGCTGTAGGTAACCATTGCCCATTTATACGCGCCTCATCGGGCAATTCTGCCTTGCAAGCGTGGCATTGGTAGCATTCGCGAGCGCGGTCTATATTGCGCGGCCATTCTAAGAAGAACTTATGCTGGCAAGATGTACAAGTGATAACCCACTCTTTCTTGTCGGATAGTTGCCAATAGATGTCTACACCCTGTCCGGCGATGCTGGGGTGGGAAAAATACCACCTCCAACCCCCGTCCTCCTGTGCTTGCAAGCGGTTCTCATATTGAGTGATAACGTCAGCGCTGGATGCGTCCACTTCGTCGTGGATGTTCAAGCCGGATGGAATCATCATTGCTTGCTTTGCGCTCCAGGTACCACGGTAAAATATCATTGAGTCGCCAACCTGCTTCTGTTCCACTGTGTCGTGGTCTTTCACCCAATCCATAAGGACGGGATTTTGAGCGATGATACGGTTGATTGAGCCGCCTACCATTTGCTGCACATCGCCCTGTGTTGGAAGCGTGTAGATGATCTGTCGCTTTTTCTTGTTAGCTACGTAGAAGCTTTTGAGAGTGTTGGCTACAGTCATCCCCACCTGTGGAGGCTTTAGAATAGCCTGAAATGGGGATAGGTCGTTGTAGATGTCTATTAGGAACTTGCGCTTGTCGAACGAGATGGGTACTCCCATTTCATTTCTAATGCCGTGTTGTAGTACCCATAGAGACGGATAGACTTCAGCGGCTTCAACTATTTCCTTTTTGCTGATTGAGGAGAGCATTGGCTATTTCAAGAAGTTTTTCATTTGGCTCAAACAGTTTTTCTCCATTCTCCCCGGTCAGTTCCATATATTGAGGTGGAGTGCCCCAAGCCCTATCAAGTACCGCCTTGAATGCGGTTGTATCACCCTCCATAGCTTTTGCGATTTGAGGTGCGAATATTTCAGCAAGTTTTGCATCTACCATTGCAATAGCTTTCTTGCGAGCTTCTTGTGTCTCAAGAGTATGAGAGGCTTTTGAGCCTGGAGGTCTGCCGCCTTTATGATTTGTTCCAGCTCTTGCCATAATGTGAAATAACAATAAAACTTTTACTTACTCTTAGCGGGACGACCGAGCTTCTTAGACACGACAAGCTCTTCTACACTTGCTTCCAGCATTCCATTTGCATTGTGCAACACGAAAGTGGGGGTAGTATCTTCCTTTGCAAACTCATCTTCAAACAAATACTTCTCAAGCACACTCTTCAATTCCTTATTGTCATACTCGCTCATATCAAGCGGTACTGCGTCGAGGACGATTTGATAGCGGTCGGTGTCCTTAACATATTTGATGTACATCTGTCCCTTTTCAGTGAGGGCGATGGGGAAAGATACATAACGGACTTTGGCGAGTCGCATAATGTTGTGAGCCAACTTCTCTTGTTCTTTGAGTGTCATAGTTGTATTTATTTTACCATAGTTTTAATGTCTTTGAAACACTTTCCACATAGTTCTCCATCGCTTGTTATCGGCTTTAGAGATACTTTCGGGAATATATATGAGCGCTGTCTTACAAACAGTTTGTTTTTCTTACAAGCGACACATAATCCGTACAACATACTAGAAGGGGAATTGCTTAGCGGGTAATTCCTTTTCCGGTGGAAGAGTGATACAAGAGGTTGCAGTGAGGATTGTGGAGGCGATGCCGAGAGCGTTCCGGATAGCATTCTTTACTACAAGGGCAGCGTCTACAATTTCATCTCCCCAAGTAGCTCTTTCCAATCCCATATTACGAATGATTTGTTTATATGGCTGCCCCAACACTTCTCGCAAGATGGTACCACCAACAGTCGCGGGCATTCTATGAGCTGCGTACAAAAGACACATACCACCGCCGGCGACAACACCTCCTTTAAGCGCAAGCCTTGAGCTATGGATAGCGTCTTCTGCTTTCAAGCGAAGATAAGACAATTCTGTTTCACTCTTTGCACCAAGCTTCAAGATGGCAGTCTTAGTAGTGAGCCAGGAAAGACGGAGCTTACTGTCGTTGGTGTTTTCTGCCTGTAATTCTGCGATATGGTCAGAAATGTCTTTAATACCAATCACTGTCGTTTCCTCCTTATCTACAATTATAGTTCCGCAAGAGCCAAGATGATCAAGCTGTAGGTTTTTGAATGTGATACCAGAAGCATCTTCCACGATCGTAGAGCCGGTGATTTTGGCAAAGTCTTCAAAGACGTAGTTACCCCACAGGACAGGAGCCTTGATGATAAGAATGTTCAGTAGTTTAGATTTATGGGCTTCGATAAGTACGGAGGCAACACCCGAGTCCATATCGTTGGTGAATATAACCAAATCCTTTTTATTTTGTGCCTGTAGAGCAGAAAGAAGAGGGTTTATATCGTTCAAGTGCGCTATTTTCCTTTTGGTGACGAGGATTGATGGGTTGTGGTAGACGGCTTTAGTTTCTTTGCGGCCGGCTTTTGTGGCTTCTTCATCGTGCACGAGATATGGACTGAGATACCCAGTTCCTCCAAACCTAACTCCTTCGATAAGAGAATAGCTAGTATCGAAAGTGCCGCTTCCTTCGAGGTGGATGATTCCGTCTTTTCCAATGACTTTATATATCTCCCCAAGAGTGTTTGCGAGTTCCTTAGATTCGCCAGCGATTTCCGCAACTGCCGGGATGTCGTCAACAGTGATTTGCCGGGTTTGTTCATCAATAGATTGCTCGATAAGCGGCAAGCACTCATCGAGGCTTTTCTTAACTTCCAGTGTAGATACACCTGACCTAAGACCCTCTTGTAGGATTGCATTTAGGAGTACACAAGTAGTGGTAGAACCATCACCGGAGTTATTGTTGGAGCGCTCTACAGCTTCTTTGATGAAGCCGAGACCAATGGATTCGATAGGGTCAGCGAGCTGGATTGACTGGATGATTGTAGCTCCGTCGTTGGTCAGCAAATGACCGGGATTGAGTTTACTCTGTAGGACTATGTTAGTACCAGCGGGGCCCATTGTTGGTGCAACTATAGAACAAGCCTTTTTAACTCCATCAGCGAGGCTCGTGAGCGCTTCTGGGTGGATATTATCGGAGCTTTCCATAGTCTGGGTACTCGTGAGCGAATAAAGCATGTTGTGGGACGAGAGCTTGTCTTGCATGATATTTAAGATATAGGTTGTTGTCTGCCAATCCTCTGCTATCAATTTTGAATATCACCTCCTTGCCGCATCGGGCACATCGTTCCTTAACGGCAGTATTTGGGTGATGATACTCGGCTACCAAGTCAAACTTGTGCAGCCATACACTTTTGCACTTAGATAGCGGAAACATTGGGTTCGATCGTCCCCAGAATGAAGTCAGAGGACTCGGGCAAGAAGTAATACGTTACACCTTCGACCTCAAGTTTATTTATACCCCATACCAAAAAACCAAGCGTCTCTCCAACCTGGACTTTCTGTACCTCATCACCAACAGCAACAACTTTGCCGTACTCACACAATGCACCCTGCTCGGACACAAGTACCTGCTTCTTTGCTGCGGGTTCGATAAGGATGTTATTTCCAAAAGGTTTAATCATAGATTTTCGCTATCGTTGATAATTTTCTGTACGGGGGATTGTCGTTCGTATTTGATGACTTCTGCCAACGGTTTCTTTTTGAAGATATCCGTTACAGCCGCGAGTGTTTTTGATTGAGGAGAAGGTTCTTCTACTTCAACCGAGCTTAAAGCCCACAATGTCTTAAATCTCTTTAGCAGGTTCATAACCGGGAGGAGGCAAATCATCTACCTGAATAGGGGATAATGTGGCGGTGTATTTAGTATCCGCGAGATACGGAATAGGTTTGATAGCGAAAGTATCATTACCGACGTGAACCATCGTCATTGCGACAGTCGGAGTTAGTTGGAGTTCACTGAGTGCCGCAAGCGCTTTGGCTTCACGTTCTTTGATGTCTGCGATCTGTGCCTCTGTGTAATTGTTTGGCATATGTTATTTACTCATTGCTCCCGGCGCAAACTTGTGAGAAGACGCCGAGAAAAATGAGCACAAGTTATTTTTTAATAGGTGAACGCGCCTTGGTCGGTGCCTTAATTATACCACAAGCTTTTTATAATGCTTTTAGGGAGTGGGGATAACTATTCTTCCATTTTTAAAGTATTTCATGAAACCACTTGACAAAAAACGATATAAAAAAATCCGATACGAAAAAAGTGTTTATTTATATAGTATAGTAGCCCTGGGAGTACCCCCCGCGGGGGGTACTCCCAGGGTAACAATATTACAACATAATTGCAATAGCAAAACCTATTCGGGAACTGTTTGGAACTATTGGCAAGAGTCGGTTGGTTGCAGTTATCCACATACCACTATCGTCTATCCGACACACTCAGGTATACTGTAGGTATGCAATTGAATAACCTGTTTTCATCATGGCTTCGGGCGCGCCATATCACCGATGAGGTGATCGAGTCGTTCGGTTTACTAACGGGCGAGCACACAACCTTGGGCGAATGTTTGGTTATACCTGTCCGTTACCCGGATGGGGTTTTTTCGTTCAATAAATATCGCCGCAACCCTACCGAAGATATAAAGCCTAAGTATGTGTACGATGTCGGCGGTAAGGTTACACTCTATGGAGCCGATAAGATTTCAAACGTATCTACTGTAGTAATAACAGAGGGCGAGCTTGATACCCTTGTATGTTGGTCGCACAACATACCCGCAGTCAGCTCTACCGGCGGGGCTATGTCTTTCCAAAAGGAATGGGCCGATCTCCTAAGAGGCAGTGATGTTATAGTTTGTTTTGATAATGACGAGGCGGGAGGTAAGGGTATGGCAAAAGTGTTGGATATTATACCAAACGCACGAATTATGTTCTTGCCGGATCGTCCGGGTGTAAAAGATATATCTGATTATGTGATGAATGGTGGCGATCTTCATTCGCTAATCCCAACAGCAAAATCTTTCGCATCACTTGAGGAAGTAAAACAAGATCGTTCCGAACGACTAGCACTATGGAAGTCTATTCACTTTCACGATGCTTATATAGAAGCGCATGAACCAAAAATACAGTCATATAACACCGCAAAATATATCGGAGATGACCGAATACTGAAAGCACGCTCCTTTCCTATCCCGCAACTGATAAAACTCGTCTCCAACAAGGCGCTTTGCCCTTGGCACAAAGAAAAATCCCCATCGCTCCAATATTATCCCAAAACCAATACAGTGTATTGCTTCGGGTGTGCTAAATTTGGCGACGCAATAGATGTATACCGGGCAGTTAATGGGGCATCATTTAGCCAATCGGTTAATAATCTCCAATAACATGACGCTCGACGAACTGAAAGTAAAGGTACGGGAGCACCAGTATATGGAGGATGACACCATCATCGACGCATCTTTGGCGGTTATGATAGCCAATCGCCTGCAACTAAGTGATCCGGTATGGTTGGTTATAGTTGGTGCATCCTCCGGAGGTAAATCACAGATGCTCCGACCCCTTGCAATGACGGACAGTAAGTTTATACATCGAGTAGACGATGTGACTGAGAATACTTTCCTATCCGCCGCAAAGCTTGGTAAGAACGAAGATGGTACCGAGCGAAACCCCTCCCTTCTACTACGCATTGGAGCATTAGGTATGATAGTCATATCAGATTTAACCGTAATCTTCTCTAAGAATAACGAGGCCCGAACGACCATCCTCTCCCAACTCCGCATGATCTACGACGGCGAGATGTCTAAGATCGCCGGAAATATGGAGTTCCCTATCAAATGGCGCGGGTATCTCGGCATCATGGCAGGCTGCACACCTTCTGCGTATCGTTTCTTTGAGGAAGCATCGGACATGGGAGAGCGCTTCATCTGTTGGCGCATGAAAGACTTTGACTCTAATATGGCAACGAAACTCGCGCTTGGTACGAAACTTAAAAGCAAAGAAATAGATGAACAGTTATCGGAATTGTACGGCAACTATATAAAAGAAACCGTGTTGCGCTATACAGAGAATGAAAGTCCGTTGGATGTCTCCCAGGAAGTCGTTGAGCGTCTTACTGAGATAGCCACCTTTGCGGAACTCATCCGAACTCCGGTACACACGTCGCATAAGACCGAGGAGATGGATCGTCTGCCGGTGCCTGCGATGCCTATGCGTCTCGCCAAACAGCTCGCGGCAATCGCGAAGGGTCTGATGATTATGCGCAACAGGCCGCTGGAAGAGTCAGATTACAAGATACTCGACTGGTTTGCGTATTCGCTTGCCAACGAAGAGAAGCGC